TTTCAAGTCATTAGCTGGGGACATTGTAGCAAACGAGGGCAAAGGTATCTTTTACGCTAAGAACAAGCTAGGATGGACTGATAAGATGCAAAACAATAACCACAACACAGAGCAAGGATTGTTTACAGAGGATGTTTAGATACACAACGGCAATAAAAAAGATACGAGGTTTAAAGAACTTTGTTAAAGGTATTCAGGGCGGTACTTCAGCAGGGAAAACCTTTGGAATATTGCCAGTGTTAATAGATATTTGCGCTAAAAATCCACTAACTGAAACATCTATAGTAGCTGAATCGTTCCCACATTTAAGGAGGGGAGCAATGAAAGACTTTAAAAAGATAATGAATCAAACAAATAGATGGGTTGAACATCATTGGAGGTCTACAGATTCAACCTATACTTTTGCAAACGGTTCTGTAATTGAGTTCTTTTCTGCTGATAATGACAGTAAATTAAGAGGGGCAAGACGTGACTATCTATACATGAACGAGTGCAATAATATGACTCTTCATGCTTACAATGAATTAGTATCTAGAACAAAGTTAGGAGTGTATTTGGATTGGAATCCAGTAGCTCCTTTTTGGTTTCATGAAGAACTGCAAAACGATGCCGATGTAGACTTTCTAATCATTAACTATCTAGACAATGAGGCTTGTCCTGAAAGTGCGTTAAACTTCATCTTAAAAGCAAAAGAGAAAAGCACAACCTCAAAGTATTGGGAAAATTGGTATAACGTTTATGGACTTGGTTTAATTGGAAATCTTGAGGGGGTTATATTTGAAAATTGGAATACAATAGACATCATTCCAAAAAATGCAAAGTTGGTAGGAAGAGGTATGGACTTTGGATATACAAACGACCCTACTACTATGGTAGATGTTTATCAATACAATGATGAATATATCTTTGACGAAACTATGTACATGACAGGACTAACCAACCCCGAAATATTTAAGCTATTTAAATCAAAAGGTTTAAGTAATTCGATATACACTTATGCCGATAGTGCAGAACCTAAGTCTATTCAAGAACTTAGAAACGTTGGAATGAATATCAAAGGAGCTGAAAAGGGAAAAGATAGTATTATGTATGGTATTCAGAAAATACAAGATATTAAATTCTCAGTAACTTCAAATAGTACTAATCTAATCAAAGAATTACGTAACTATTCATGGGATGTAGATAAACAAGGCAATAAGTTAAACAAGCCTATTGATTCATTTAACCACTGTATAGATGCTATTAGATATTATTTTAGTACAAAAGATAAACATAATGGAAAATATATCGGTACCCATGCTTAGAATTAAAATTAATTGTTATATTTGCGCAGATGAAAAGTTCAAAATTTAAAAGTATTGTCTTAAATAGAATACCAACAGCCGTGTTTAATGGTGAAAAGTTAGTCACTCCTTTTCCAAACATAAAAGTAAACGGAGTTATAAGAGTTAACGATGAGGTTCTACAGTTGGCAGTATCAAAATTTAGCTATTCATCAGTAATAGATGCAATGTTAAACAAGAAAATAGTAATAATGTTATGAAAAAAGTATTTTTAATTATCGGTTTATCCTTAGTAGGATGTAAAAAAGAAGAAATCAAATCAAGTTCAACTACAGTTATATCACATTATACTGCGAGGTTCAGTGTTGACTCACCTAGTTCTACTGAATGCTTTATTAATGGTGAGCCAGTACAATTAAATGAGGGTTATGAAGTGATGACTGGTGACGTTTTAACAATGGAATCTCATGTAATGACTCACACAATAACTGCGACAATGCAAACGTATTGGGATGTACATTCAAATTTTATTGAGATTAATGGTGTTAAGAAATTGAAAGAAACTTGCGCTTGTAGCCAATTAAATTCTACTTATGTAGTTGAGTAATGCTTAGCAAAAGAGGTTGTTTAATTCAAATAATAATAGGTTTAATACTATGGTCAATAATATTAGAGTTCTTAATATAGCGAGCAATGATTACGCTAACATGAGCCACAATAACGCTAATGCTTTGCGCTCAATTGGTGTTTACTGCAATGACTACGTACTATCAACACATCCATTTGGGTACACTTCGCAAAGTAAAGCAGTATCTAAGAATCGAATTAAAGATATAGTAAACACTTTCGATGTTGTTCAGATATTTCATACTTGCCCAATACTATTGAACGAGGTTTTAAACGCTAACTTTAAAGGTAAAATCATTGTTTACCATAGTGGCACAAGATACCGTGACGAGCCTGAATTTTATAATCGAATATTTAACAAGGTTGTTTACCGATGTATTACAGACCAAACCGAGTTTATGGAGTTGGGAGCGAAAGATATCGCATACTTAGCGCCTCATACGGATTTAAAGCCAGTAGAGAAACGAAAAGAGGGAAAGTTAATAATCGGTCACTATCCTAGTAATGCGCTTGTAAAAGGTACGAAAGAGATTAGAGAAATGTTAGAGCCGTTTAAAGATGACTTTGAGATTCGTATTGATGAAACGATACTACCACATGAAGAGAACTTAAAGCGTATTGCTGAATGTCATATTTACGTTGAGTTGTTTAAACCTGAATTAAACGGTAAACCTTATGGATGTTTTGGAGTTACTGCATTTGAGGCAACGGCTTTGGGATGTATGGTGATAACAAATGATTTGCATGAAAGCGTTTATAATAATATTTATGAACATCAACCTTTTTGCATAGCTAATGACGAATTAAAGTTTAAAGCATTTATAAAGCTGTTTAAAGGTTGTACTGAAAGTATGCCCGTATCTACTAATTTCTACAATAACCATTCAATAGAATCAACTGGCAAACGAATACTAGAACTTATAAAATGAAAGCTACTAAAAAAGCGTGGAAAAGAGCAACTGATAACCTTAGAGCAAGGCAAGTGCAAAGACAACATACAGACGACAATCGTACAGCTCCAAACGTTTTACGAGATTACAAACTGCATTTAATGAAGTGTGGTTTTGGTAAAAGTATTTTAGACGTTGGATGCGGTGGTCAGTTCTTAAAAACACAAATACCTAGCGACGTTCATTACATTGGTATCGATGCATTTCCAATTGAAGGAATAGATACTTTAAAGCTAGCTATTGAAGATGATGAGTCTTTGGTTATAAGTGTTGATACTGTTTGCTGTATGGCTGTGTTAGATAATTGCAGAAACTTCGACAAAGCAATAGAGAATATTAAACAGATAGCAAAAAAGAATGTAATTATCTTAACTGGAATAGATATTGAAGTAGACCAATACCATACATTCAAATTGCAATTGTCCGATTTTAGCGAACGTTTCAAAGATTGGAATCAAACACATTATGAAGAGTTAACTCCAAAAGTATGGCTACTATGCTACAGCCGTTAGTCACAATCATAATACCTTACTCAATTGATAGGGGGTTCTTAGATGTAGCAATTGAAAGCGTTAAAAATCAAACGTACACTAACATTGAGTTATTGATACAGAATGATAATGTAAACGTTTCAACAAACATAAACAACGGTATTAAACGAGCTAAAGGGGAATACATTAAATACCTATGTGAAGATGACTATTTGACTCCTAACTCAATTACTGATAGTGTTAAAGCTATGCAAGGCAATGACTTTATTCATGGGGTTGCTAATAATATACATTTCCCTTTTGTGCAAGTTCAGAAACCAAGACTAAAATATCCAACTATTAACGATATGTTAACCAACAATGTTATTCATGGAGGCACTTTGATGTATAAAAAGTCTGTATTGTTAGATGTTGGATGCTTTGATGAGTCGTTAACTTGTGCTGAAGAGTACGATTTGAACTTAAAGATATTAGATGCTGGTTATAAACTAGGTTATACAGATAAAATCCTATACAATTACAGACGACATGACGATCAAAAGAGTTTAGGAAAGAATATAAATCAAGCAATTAGAGCGCAAAAGATACAATCGATTAAAGATAGGTATAATCGTTTACCTATAATAGTAGGCATTGCAACTTTCAAAGGTCGGGAGGAGCTATTAAAACGCACAATTGAATCATTAAACGGTCAAGTTGATAAGATAATTATCTACGACAACGAAGTAAATAAGGATTTAACAGACAATGGCAAGTTCTACGGCTTAACTTTACAGAAAAAACCGTGCTATTACTTCAGTTGTGACGACGATATTATCTACCCATCTAACTATATTCAACATACTATCCAAGCAATTGAGAAATACAACTGCATTGTAACGTATCATGGCAGAAAATTGAAAGGTAAAGGATTAGAATACTATCACGGTCATGATGCTTATAGCGCTTTTAAAAACGTTTCACAAGATATGCAAGTAGATATTGCAGGAACGGGAGTAACTGCTTTTAAAACGTCTTATTTCAATCCTATTGATTTGATTAATTCAGAACATAAAAAAATGAGTGATGTAATATTTTCATTAGAGGCAAAGAAACAAAACAAAAAAATACAGATTATTATTCACGGTCAGGAGTGGATAAAAGAACAACGTACAAAAATCAACATTCACACAGAACAAATTAAGAACTCACAAACACAAACGAAACTATGCGACGAAATACTGAGATTGAAGTAAGGCTACCAAAGACAATCAACGATTTAAGAATTAGACATCTTAGAGCGTTTAGCGATGAATCTTTTAAAGCTGATAGTATCACACTTAATGCAAAAGTAATATTCCTAGCAAATATATCTTTGGTTTCAGTTGGTCAATTAATGACTATCCATCATGAACGTATTACTGAAATGTTTAATCACTGCATGGGGTTGTTTGCTGATTACAAACTAAACGGAAACCCGAAAGACTTTTTAACTATTAACGGTATCGAATACCAAAGAGTAGATATTAAAAAAGTGGGTATTGGTTACCACATTGATTGCAGTAAGTCAGACTTCGACAAAGACCCAGTTAGATTAGCTTGTATTAATTACATTCCAAAGGGTACAATCTATGGAGAATTAGATGATAACGAAAATTTAAAATATCCAATTTCTTCAAGATACGAAGATTTTAAGGAGCATTTTAAAATGACTGATTTTGTAGAGTTACACGCTTTTTTTTTGCTCAAAGTTTGGAGCTTAATAGA